TACGCTGTACGGCTTTGGTTCACCTTTGCACCTTGCCGCCCGGCAATTATTTCCGGTTAACGGTGACGGTGTGGGAACGATACCAGTTACAGTCTACCCGATGGACGACGACGCTAGCGGTGTAGCTTCCGCAGGCGATATAACGCCGGGCGGTGCGCCAACGACTGCGGCCTCATATCTGGTACGGGTCAATAATATTGATTCGGAAGATTTTGTTATCTCGACCGTTGACACCGTGGCTACAATTGTCGCGGCTATGACGGCGGCTATTAACGCAGTATTAGAAATGCCAGTTATCGCAGTGGATAATGCGTCAACTAAGGTTGACATCACATCAAAATGGATGGGGCTTAGTGCTAATGATATTGTAGTTGAGGTCGTAGGCTCTACAACAGCGGGTAATACGTTTGCAATCACTCAGCCAACCGGCGGTCTTGTTAATCCGGATATTGACGACTCACTGGCACAGGTCGGTGATGTTTGGGAGTCAATGTTTCTTAACTGTCTTGATATCGCTGACACAACCGCGCTTGACGCTTTGTCAGTATTCGGCGAGGGCCGGTGGGGCGCGCTTACCCGTAAGCCGATGATTGCTTTTACTGGTAACACCGAGGCGGTAGTTGCTACGGCGACAGCCGGGACAGACGCCAGAAAAACGGATAGAACTAACGTGCAGTTAGTGGCGCCGGGTTCTGATGATCTGCCCCTCGTTGTAGCCGCTCGACAGCTTGCTCGTATCGTAAAAGTGGCGAATAATAACCCGCCGCAAGATTACGGCAGTCAAGACGCTACAGGCTTAACGCCTGGAACGGACGGCGAGCAATGGACGTATCCACAAAGAGACCTGGCCGTTAAGGCGGGCAGCTCTACAATTGAAGTAAAAGACGGCGTTATTAATCTGTCTGATACGGTTACCATGTATCATCCGAGCGGTGATCCGATTCCGGCGTATCGTTTTGTTTGTGACATTGTTAAGCTACAAAACATTTTATTTAATCTGAATTTGATTTTTGCCGTTGCTGAATGGGACGGCGCGCCACTTATCCCGGATGATCAGCCAACGGTTAACCGTACAGCTAAAAAGCCAAAAATGGCGGTGGCTGCGGTTGCTTCGATGCTGGACAGTTTGGGGCTTAATGCGATTATCAGCGATCCGGAAACGGCAAAGGCTAACACTTTTGCTGAAATCGACAGTGGAAATCCAAAGCGTTTGAATCTGGTAACGACTGTACAACTTTCGGGTAATACTAATATTATATCCGTAGATCTTCAATTTGGTTTTTTCTTCGGCACAGCTACGGTAGTGGCATAAGGGGGGTAAATTATGGCAGCAGTGGGTGGCTCAATTGAGTCTGTAACATTGGACGGCCGGAGCTTTGCAGTTGCGGCGGATGCCGAAGCTAATAGAAAGCTTGGCGGTTTTGAAAACGAGGTATTAGCGAACGGCGACGGAACCGCCCGTTTGATTAAAACACGTGTTCCCTTGTCCCTGGATGGGCTTACCGTCGAAATTGACGACAGCCGGGGTGATCAGGAGTTCTTGCAAGAACTTACGAACCGTAATGAGTATTGGCCTTTGTCAATAACGTACGCTTCGGGCCAAACATACCAAGGTACGGCTCAGATCGTTGGTGAGAATCCGGCGAGCAGTCAGAACGCCACAGCGGCTATTTCGTTAATGGGGCCAGGTGAACTGACAAAACAGTAATTTATTAACAGGGCTTATGGTCGCGCGGGATGCCCTACCCTCACGCCCGGTAGAACCCGGGGCGCGATCACTTAAAAAGGTAGGGTAAATATGGAATCAAAAGTAGCGTTAGAAGTGGCGGAACAGGAGTTTGACAGCTTTGTGGACGCAATGCGTCTGGATGTTGACACGTCTTTTATGGATGCCGAAGATTTGACGGCATTTGAGAAACAAAAACGGCGTATAGTGTTTGCGATTCAGGACGGGTCTTTGTTTATTAATGAGGAGGGTAAGGCGGTTTACACTCCGCAGCATAAAGATAGTAAATACCATGAGCCATTAATTTTTAATGAGCGTTCTGGTTCGTCCGTGATGGCTTTAGATGGTAAGAAAAAGAACTATGATGTGGCTAAAACATACGCGGTTATGGGTGCTATGTGTAAAGTCCCCCCGGTTACTTTTGCGGGTTTAGTGGGTATTGATGGAAAAATATGTGAGGCGATTTTTTCGCTTTTAATGGATTAGTCCGGACAGAACTTATAAGACACGGTATGTCTCGTAAGTTAACGGCAAAAGAAGGGGGTAACACCTTTTATAATGTATATTCCGAAATGCTGTTACAGATATGCCGGGACTACCCCGGGTTACCGGACGCCCGAACATTACAGGCAAGTGAAATACGGTTTTTTTATGACGGCCTCCGGGCCGAACTGATAGAACATACGAAAGGGAAATAAAAATGGCGGGTCGTTTCAGCGTGGAGGCAGTCTTTAAGGCGGTTGACAGAGTAACGGCCCCCGTTTCCCGTATGCAAAACAAGGTGGGCAAGTTTACCCGGTCTATAGGCCGGCGTTTCCACAAGGCAAATAAATTTGTTGAAAAATTTTCAAATGGAATTAAGCAAGGCGCGTTAATTGGTGCCGCCGCAGTAGGGGCGCTCGGGGTAGCTCTTGGCAAAATAGTTATGACAGGCGCTAAATTTGAGCAAACTATTGTTAATGCCGCTGCTAAGTTTCCGGGCGCAATTCGTAAAGGCACGAAAGCTTTTAAAGCACTCGAAGACGCCGCGCGTACCACAGGTAAAACAACGGAATTTACGGCCAGTCAATCAGCGGAAGCCTTAAATTTTCTTGCTATGGCGGGCTTTTCCGCTGAGGGCGCTATCGCGGCGTTACCCGGCGTTGTGGATTTAGCGACGGCGGCCTCGATTGAATTAGCTGAGGCAACGGATATTGTTTCAGATTCCCTTGGGGCGTTTGGTTTGGCTACTAAAGACGCCGCCCAATTAGGGAAAAATTTGAGCCGAGTTAACGACGTTATGGCCAAAACAGCTACGACGGCCAATACCACAATTCAAGATATGTTTGAGGCAATAAAAGAGGCCGGGCCGATTGCTACAACTGCGGGGGCCTCTATCGAAACGGTTTCAGCGCTTATCGGAGAGTTGGCTAACTCGGGTATTAAAGGGACTCGTGCGGGTACGACTCTTAAAAATATGTTTGTTAGATTAGCGGCTCCCGCCGGTAAAGGCGCCAGCCTTTTGAAAAAATTCGGCATACAAACTAAGGACGCTAACGGGGATATGTTGGATATTGTTGACGTTTTAGGGGATCTTGACGAAAAGTTAGCGGGCTTGGGTACGGCGGAACGTACCGGCGTTTTGGAAGGTATCTTTGGAAAGATACCGCTTGCGGGCGTTAACGTGCTGTTAAAATCCGGTGCGGATCGACTTCGAAAGTATCGACACGAACTTGAAAATGCAAGCGGGGCGTCGGCTGAAATGGCAGCGGTTATGCGTGACACTGTACAAGGGCGATTAAACGCTCTTAAATCTGCGGTCGAGGGAGTTTCTATATCTATTTTTGGGATGACTAAAGGTCCATTGGCCGACATAATAGAAGAGACAACTAAATGGGTACGGGCGAATGAACAAGTTATCGCTAAGGACGTGGGTAAATTTATTAGGGACGCGATACCACCATTAAAAACGTTTGCCAAGATTATCGGCGGTATTGTTAAATTTATTTATCAATTGGGCGCGGGCCTTGGGATCACGGCCGCAAAAATTATCATAGCGACTGAAAATTTAATTAACAGTACGGCGGGATTTTTTGAAGATAGATTTGGGGAGATTTCAGAAGATTTTAACCAATTGATCCATGGTAGCGGTTCACCCCAAGTAACTGGCCCGCAACAAAGAGCAACGGACCAGCGCGCCACCACCACTAACACCGCTGAGGTAACAATCAAAGACGAGACAGGTCGCGCGGAAGTATCCGGCGGGACACTTGGTTCAAATATTAAATTACAACCGACAGGGGCTTTCTGACATGGCGTGGAATGATAGAATTAAAGAGGCAGCTTATACCGCACCCGGCGGGAAACGTATAATTTTTGGTTATGAAGATGTTCGAAAAACGGTTAATAAAAAAACGACGGGATTCGATTTTCCTGACGCTGACGCTGACGGGACATACGTTCAGGATCTGGGCCATAGCGGCCGACGTTATCCGCTCCGGGTATTTTTCTGGGGCAATGATTATGATACTGAGGCTAATGCTTTTGAGGCGGCGCTGTTAGAGTCAGGCGCCGGAAAACTTGAGCATCCTATGTATGGTACTGTCGACGTTGTACCTTTTGGGGCTATTACCCGGCGGGACGATCTGAAGACCGCCGCGAATCAAGCAGTGTTCGAAATTACTTTTTGGGAAACTACCGG